TTTGCTAAAATATCTTGTTTGTCTTTCTCGTATTGTTCGGTAAGTACTTTTGCTTTATCCGCTTGTTCTTTGTCAAATACTTCTTGTTTTAACGCAAAATCTTTTATAATTAATGCTCTGGAAGTATCGGAAGAAAAAAAGAATGAAATAAGATTACAATTTCAGCAAAAGTATGCATTACTCCAAGGTGAACTAACCAAAAAAACAAATGAAGAAGATGCAGCCGAAAGCCAAAAAGTTTTAGAAGATATACAAAACTCAAACACTAGTACACTAGAACAAAAACAAAGTGCATTAGATTCGGAAGTGGCAATGGTGCAAGCACAATTTGATGCTAAAACAATTACAGAAGAGCAATACAATAACAAAGTAAAATTTTTAGCAGAGCAACGAAAAAAGATTGGCGATTTAGAGGTAGCTTGGAAGCAAAAACAAGTAGGTAATATGGGTAATGCCTTTGCACAATTATCTAGTTTGGCTGGTGAAAGTACCGCAGCTGGTAAAGCATTTGCCGTAGCAGCTACTACTATTTCTACATACCAAGCTGCACAAAGTGCATATCAATCTGCATTTGAGCCAGTAAAAACTGCAGCATCACCAGTATTAGGTGCTATTTATGCTGGTGTAGCCGTTGCAACTGGTTTGGCTAATATTCAGAAGATATTGGCAGTACAAGTACCGGGAGGTAAAGGAGGTGGAGGAGGTGGAGGAGTATCTGCACCAGCACCAGCACCACAATTTAATGTAGTTGGTGCAAGTGGAGTAAATCAATTAAGCGAAAGTTTAAATATACAAAACAGAGATGCAGATAAACCCATTAAAGCATTCGTAGTTTCTAGTGATGTTACAACCGGCCAATCTTTAGACCGGAATATAATTCGTAATGCCACACTAGGTGGTTAAAATGCAAAATATAAACTAAATACGTTATAGGAATATGAAAATAGTAGAATTAATTATAGACGAAACAGATGATTTATCCGGAGTAGATGCTATTTCGGTAGTAGAAAGTCCGGCCATCGAAAGTAATTTTGTAGCATTAAGCAATCAAAAGCAAACTTTTGCAAAAGTAGATGAAGAGAAACGTATTCTTATGGGTGCTATCTTAGTACCTAATAAAACAATTTTTAGACGTGATCCAAATGGAGATGAGTATTATATTTATTTCTCTAAAGAAACAATACGCAAGGCAGCGGAATTATACTTTATAAACGCAAATCAAAGCAATACAACGTACGAACACTTTGAATCAGTAACTGGGTGTACTCTAATAGAAAGCTGGTTTGTAGAAGATGAAACAATTGATAAAAGTGCATTGTACAATTTGGGACTTACTGCTGGAACTTGGTGCGGTACAATGAAAATCAATAACGATACAATTTGGAATGACTATGTTAAAACCGGAAAGGTAAGAGGATTTTCTATTGAGGGATATTTTGCGGATAAGTTTGAAGCCAAGATGTCAAAAGATATGTACCTAGAAGAAATAGAAGCCGGTTTGGAATTACTTGAAATAGCATTGAAATTAAATGATAAGAAATAATAAAGGATTTACTAATCCAAGCCGTACAAGTCCAAGAGGTGGTAAAAGAGGATGCTTATGCAAAGACAATAAGTATTCCGTAAAATGCTGCGATGGTAGTTTACCAGCTCAAGGAATAGGAAGTATAACAAGAGTAAATAATTAAAAATAAAACTATGAACACAAACACACAAAAGCTAGTATTTAGCAAAATTACTAATCCAAACAAATCTTTAAAAAAACAAGATTTAGGTGCTATCGAAGATGCAGTTGAACAAGTTAAACAAGATTTGTATGATAAAACAAAATATATGGAAGGTTTAGTTAATGATTTAAATACACAAAGACAAGAAATACAATCCAAAGCTCTAGCATTAGCTGAAGATTTATCTAATAGTCTAATTGAAGCTGGTTCATTATTTAATCAAGCGGAACAAGAATATTTAGATATTGCAAAAGAATTAGATGCATTAGGAATACAATACGATAGTATATATCCAGACATTGGAAGCGATTTTAGAGATGCTTATGATGTAGCAGATACATTAATGTTTAACCTCGGAAACTAATATATAACCTAGGTTTATAATCAAAAATGCAAAAAAAAATAACTAATCGTTATATTAACATAAATTAAAAAACAATGACAAACAAAGAAATTTTAAACAAAGTAAATACTCTACTTAAAAGAGCATTTGTTAAGTTAGAACAACAAACTTTGGAAAATGGAACAGTAATCGAGGCCGAATCGTTTACAGTAGGTACACCGGTTTTTATTATTACCGAGGACCAAAAATTACCATTACCAATTGGCGAGTACAAACTAGCTGACGGAAGTACTTTAGAAGTAATTGAAGAGGGTATTATTGCTGGGGTTGAAGTAGCTGAAACTACAGAAGTAGAGATGGCAGACGAAGTTGTAGAAACTGCACCAGTAGCAGAAGAAGTAGCAACAGACGTAAAAGCAATTGTAGACGCAGTTGTAGAAGTTATTGCACCGGTACTAGAAGAAGTACAGACAGAATTAACAAAGATGAAAGAAGAATTAGCATCTTGTGTTAAAAAAGAGCAAATGAGTGCTAAAAAACCAATTAAGCACAACCCAGAAGTAAAACAAGAAGAAACAAATAACACATTCCTTTATTCTCAATCAAAACCCAAAGGAACTATTAATTCAGTATTCAATAAACTAAACTTTTAAGAAATAAACAAAATGAGAAACAATTTAAAAAAATACAATTTTGTAGACAATCCAGTTATTACTACAAATTATGCTGGTGAATTTGCCGGTAAATACATTGCAGCAGCAATTTTGTCAGCACCTACTTTGGAAGCTGGGGCAGTAACAATTATGCCAAACGTAAAATATCGTTCAACTTTGAAAGTACTAGGTAATGATTATCTAGATATTACTGCAGCATCTTGTGATTTTGATCCAAGTGGTGATGTAGTATTAAGCGACAAAGTATTAGAAGTTGTAGAAAAACAAGTAAACGTACAACTTTGTAAAACTCCATTCCAATCTGACTGGGAAGCAACTCAAATGGGTTATTCAGCATTCGATAATTTGCCTAAAACATTCTCTGATTTCTTTATCGGAAATATGTTATCTCAAATTGCAGCCAAAACTGAAATTGATTTGTGGTCATTGACTACTGGATATCCATTCTTATTAGCTGACGATGGTGCTGCTACTCCAACTTGGGCAAACGTAACCGCTGCTAACGTAATTGAAAAATTAGGTGTAGTTGTTGATGCTTTACCAAACCGAGTTTACAACAAACCAGACTTGAAATTATACGTTTCAATAGATGTAGCCAAAGCGTATGTACGCGCATTAGGCGGATTTGCAACTAACATTGGTGCAAATGGTCTTAATATGCAAGGTACTCAATGGTACACAGCTGGTGGTGCATTGTCTTACGAGGGAATTGCTATCTTTGTATGTGACGGTATGGTAGATTCTACAATCGTATTGACTACTTCTACAAATTTATATTTCGGAACTGGTTTGATGAGTGATTATAATGAAGTACGAGTTTTAGATATGGCAGATTTGGACGGCAGCAAAAATGTAAGATTTATCGCACGCTGGACACAAGGCCTACAAGTAGGATTTGGTGGGGATGCAGTAGTTTACGCAGATTTGTAGTATAAATGGGTGGGGAAACTCACCCAATAACTTTTAAAAAATAAAAAGATATGCCTTGTTTATTAGCAACCGGAAGAACTTTACCTTGTAAAGATGCCGTAGGGGGACTGCAAAAAGTTTTTCTATGCGACTATGATACATTAGGTGCCTTAACCATTACAGATGGAGTATTAACTGCAATTGCTGGAACTCCAGATTTGTACGAATATGATATCAAAGGTGCATCTAACGTAGAGCAAACAATTACCACATCCCGTGATAATGGAACTACATTCTATGAGCAAACATTAACTTTGGTTTTACCAAAATTAGACCCAGAAACTCAAGTAGAATTGCAATCTGTAATTACTGGTAGACCACACGCATTTGTTTTAGATAACAACGGAAATTATCTAGCACTTGGATTAACTAGAGGTTGCGATGTAACCGGAGGGTCAATTTCCACCGGCTCGCAATTAGGTGATATGAGTGGCTACTCTTTGACCTTGGTTGGTCAAGAACCATTAATGGCACCATTTGTAACTCCTAGTGTAGTAATTTCACACACAGATGCAACGCAAATTGATGCGTAAATAGTAAAATAATTTGAGTTGGTTAAATAGTGAAAGAGGGTAGTCAGTAATGGCTACCTTTTTTTTAGCAAAAAACTTTTTTTTACGTTATATGAATAACAAACTAATTTATGACAATAGTAAACCAAGATAACGAAACACAATCTTTTACGATTATACCTAAAAATTATGTTGAGGGTAATGATTTATTTCTAAACATAAGAGATGAAGAAACCAATGTAGTAACTCAATTTGAGGCATACAATATTGTATTTGATTTTTATGATTTGGTAACTTTTGATTGTGATATTGATATTTTATTTGAGGGTAGATTTTACGAAGTAACAATTATATCAAATAATGGATTTCAAGATTTCGTAGTTTACAAAGACAGATTATTTAGCACTAACCAACCCATTAATAATTATTCAGTAAATGCCGGTGCATATAACACCTTGAATACTGATAATAACGATTACATAGTTTTATGAAAAAATATAGTAGACCTAATATTCCGGCAAAGAAGTACAACACAAATAGCGTAGGAGTAGTTGCATTAAGTACCTATACCAGTCCAAAGGTTGTAGAAGTAAGAAATACTGACTGGGTAGCATACGGTGAAAATAACGATTATTTCCAATATTTAATAGACCGCTACAATGGAAGTCCTACCAATAACGCAATAATTAATGGTATTAGCCAAATGATTTATGGTAAAGGTATCGATGCAACCGATAGCAAAGAAAAGCCAGAGGAATATGCACAGATGTTAGACTTGCTATCAGAGGAAATGCAAGAAAGATGTGCAAACGATTTAAAAGCTATGGGTCAATGTGCTATTCAAGTTATTTATAATATAGATCATACAAGAATTACAGAATGCTATCATTTTCCAATAGAAACGTTAAGAGCCGGAAAATGTGATGAAGATGGTGAAATTAATTTTTATTATTACTCGAAAGATTGGACACAAATTAGTCGTACTAATCTACCAGAGCCAATACCGGCATTTGGTACAAGTAGTGCAGATATTGAAATACTTTATATAAAACCATATAAAACTGGTTACTACTATTATAGTCCGGTTGATTACCAAGGTTGTTTGCAGTACTGCGAATTAGAAGAAGAGATTTCCAATTATCACTTGAATAACATAATGAATGGTCTAGCACCATCAATGTTAATCAACTTTAATAATGGAGTACCTACTGAAGATGAGCAAAGAGATATTGAAGCAGACATACAACGTAAGTTTAGCGGAACATCTAATGCTGGCCGTTTTATTCTATCTTTTAACGATAGTAACCAATTTAATGCAACTATCGATCCGGTACAATTAAGTGATGCACATAACCAATACCAATTTTTGTCAGATGAAAGTATGCGTAAGATTATGGTAGGCCATCGAGTTATTTCGCCTATGCTTTTGGGTATTAAAGATAATACTGGATTAGGTAATAATGCAGAGGAATTAAAAACTGCATCAACCTTAATGGATAATACCGTTATTAGACCATTCCAAAACCTACTTATAAACGGATTTAACAAACTTTTATCGTTTAATGATATTTCTCTTAATCTTTATTTTAAAACGCTACAACCGCTAGAATTTAATGATTTGAGTAATGCCACAAGCGTAACTACTATTGAAACTGAAACCGGTCAGAAGTTAAGTAAAGTTCCAGAATTGACAGAGCATATTGCTAGTGAGATTTTAGACAAATTAGCCGGAGAATCCATAAATGATGAGTGGGAATTAGTAGCTACTCGTAAATACGACAAAAACAACATCAGTATTCAAGATTGGGCAAAGCAACTTAATTTAAAAGTTACGTTAAAAAGTGGAGGATTTATAACTTCACGACCTAGTGATCAATCTTACTTAGATGAGAAATATTACAAAGTAAGATATAGTTATTCAGAGGAATTTCCAAGCAGTAATTCAAGAGAATTTTGTATGAATATGATGAGTAGAACTGCAAACGGAGTAGTATATCGTAAAGAAGATATTGACCAAGCTAGTTTTTCTGGTGTAAATAATGACTTTGGCCACAACGGACAAAATTATTCTCTATTTGAGTACAAAGGCGGTGTCAATTGTCATCATTACTGGGCTGAAAATCTATACCAACGTAAACTGGGTAAAAATGGTTTACCAGTTGAAGATAAATCGTTAAGTTCAAATGAAGAAGTTCCATTTATTGAGGGTTACGACCCACAACCTAATGGCTGGGAAACTGCACAAGTAGCACCAATAAATATGCCTTATGGCGGTCATCATCCAGATTGGATAGCAAAACATATAAAATAATGGCAACAACACTATTTATAAATAGAACAGATTTGGTTAAAAATACAATCCTAAACGGAAATGTAGATACCGATATGTTTATTCAATTTATTAAGATTGCACAACAAATGCACATTCAAAATTATTTGGGTACAGTCTTGTATAATACCATAACAGACAAAATTAACAACAATGATTTAAATGGTAATTATTTAGATTTAGTTACTGAATATGTGCAACCTATGTTAATACATTTTGCTATGGTAGATTATTTACCATTCGCAAATTATCAAATTCGTAATGGTGGCGTATTCAAACATCGTACAGAAAATAGCGAAGTTCCATCAAGAGAAGAGTTAGAATTATTAGTTCAAAAACACAGAACATTTGCAGATTTTTATACAAAAAGATTTATAGATCATATGGCTTTTTACGCAAGTTCTAATTTTCCGGAGTATTGGCAGAACAGAAATGATGATATGTTTCCAGACACAAAGGCAAATCCTTGTAATTGGGTACTTTAATACAGAACGCATTTTAAAGCGTTTTAAGGAACTTTAATTTATTTGTATGCGTTTGGTCATAAATCGGAAGAACATTAAAAATCCTATGGATATGAGGCTTACAGAGAGCAAGAAAAAAGAAACCGAAAGTGATGATAAATTTAAAAAATTCATCAATTACAAAATAAAGGAAAAAAACATTATTAAAATGTTTAACTATATAAAGAAACAAAATGGAAGCTAACGGATTTGGAAGTATTTATCCTTTAAGTTACTGGGGTGTAACAGATTCTGAAAATGGATTTGGAAATGTGTATAAAGATTTGGCTGGTTATCCAACTATTGAAATTGAATTAGGTGAAATAGTTTTTTTAGATGGAATTTGGCAATTAAGTACATTCTTAACAAATCCAGCTATACCAACAATTACATTTGGGCTTGATATAACATCTAGAATAACATTTTATTCTATAAATAATGAAGAAATTAATACACAAGAAACACAAATTGGAATAAAACCAAACAAATTACATACAGAAAATGATTTAATAGTTTTAGGTTTTTTTCAAATACAAAATTATAATCCAAATATGGCATATGCAAAAGGTGAAGTATTGCAAGTAAGGGACCAAAATGCAAATATATTACCAAATCCATTTGAAGTAGATGGAACAAATTATTTAGTTAAAATAACACCAGAAAACTAATGGCAATTACAACAATAAACATAGGTGCAGCACCAAATGACCATACTGGCGATACTATTCGGGACTCATTTAACATTTGTAATCTAAACTTTCAAGATTTAGACACAAATAAATTCAACAATCCAACCGGTACAAGTTCGGAATATCTAGATGGAACTGGTACACCAACTACATTTCCAACTTTTGGTGCAGCCGATACTTTGATAACCGAAGTTTACAATCAAACTGGCGGTACTTTATTGCGTGGTAGTGTTGTTTACATATCTGGTGCTCACGGAAACTTACCATCTATATCACCAGCAATAGCCACATCCGATGCCACATCCGCACAAACATTAGGAATGGTACAAAATGATATTTCAAATAATAGCAGCGGATTTGTAGTAGTAGCTGGTAAACTTGGAAATCTAGACACATTTGCTATTGCAGAGGGTACACAATTATATTTATCATCTACAACGGCTGGGTTTTATACTACTACTAAACAATATGCACCAAACCATTTAGTTTATGTAGGTGTAGTTGTAAGGTCGCATCCCACACTAGGAGTAATCGAGGTTAAAATCCAAAACGGGTATGAGCTAGATGAGATACATAATTGTGCAGTACAAACACCAAATAATAACGATGGGTTATTTTATGAAAGTGCAACATCACTTTGGAAAAATAAAACAATTGCAGATGTACTTGGATATACACCAGCAAATCCTAATTCAGTTGTTAAAATAATTGTTTTGGATACAATCAATAGTGTACCATTATCTGGCTCTGCTGAAACATTAATAAAATTATATCAAATTCCCGGCGGTACATTTAAGGCAAATGATTTTTTTAAGTTTGTAATTGCGGCACAAAAAACTGGTGGTAATGGTGCAAGTACAATTAGGGTAAAAGTAAATACTGCAAATAATTTTGCAACATCAACACTAATTGCTACAAGTGTAATTTCACCTAATTTAAGTTTATCATCAGCAATGGCAAGATTTAGAATGGCATTTAATTCTGGTAATTTAGAGGGGGTACAAGCAAGTGGAAATTTTCAAACTGATTTAGGAAGCACAACCGCTGCAAATTTTTCAATTCCTTTAAATGTGGCAAATGATATTTGGGTTTTTATAAGTTTACAAAATGCTTCTGGAACGGTAGATACATCATTAATTGACAATGTTCAAATCACAAACTAATATGAAATCAATAATAGATAAAAATACAAATAAATTATTGTTTGCAACGCAAGTAGAAGTTGAGTTACAAAGTGACCAAATTGAAGTTGATTTTCTTTGTACTGAAAATTTTGTAGTTCCTTATTTTAATTTTGAAACAAATGAATTTTATGAGGGTGCAACTCAAGATGAAATCAATCAAAAACAAATAAAGGTTGAAATTGAATTGAAGAAACAAGCATATGAAAAATTGTTAGAAACAGATTGGTACGTTACAAGATTTGCAGAAACTGGGAAACCAATACCAAATGATATTTTAGAACTACGAAATAATATAAGAAATGAAACAAATTAAAGAACACCTATTGCCAATTATAATTATTTTGGCTGGGATATTAGATAGCAGCACCGATTTACTAATGACCTTATTAAATCAAATAAATGCACCAGAATATGCAGCAACTTTGGTACGAATACTAGTAATTTCTATTGGTGCTATAAAGTTATATTTGTCCAAGCCAAACAAGTTAAACGATGGGCAACTTTAATGAAATAAAACTTTGGGTAATTAATTTAGCCATACTCACGTTTTCGTTTACCAATGCAGAAGTAATTTTGAAAGTGGTTTCTTTATTGGTCCTAATTGGCTACAACGTACACAAATGGTATCTACTAATAAACAAAAAAGATGAAGATAAGTAAACATTTAACTTTGAAAGAGGTGACACATTCAGATTATGCCGTAAAGCATAACATAAACAATATACCAACCGAAGCACAACTAAATAATTTAAAGTTGATTGCCGAGAAAGTATTTCAGCCAATGCGTGAACATTTTGATAAACCTATTCGTGTTTCTAGTGGGTACAGAAGTAGAGTATTAAACAAAGCCATAGGCGGTGCTACAACTAGTCAGCATTGTACTGGCGAAGCATTGGATATAGATAACAATGGTGGTGAAATACTTAATGCCCAAATATTTTATTACATTAAAGATAATTTAGAATTTGACCAACTAATTTGGGAATTTGGTAACTCAAAAGAGCCGAGTTGGGTCCACGTTTCATATTCCAAAAATCATAACAGAAAACAAATCTTAAAAGCAAAAAAAGTAAATGGAAAAACTACCTACACCAATTTCTAAATTAAATATTCCAGAGCCAGTTAAGAATGTTTTGGATGCAGCTGCAACCGAATATACCAATTCACCTAGCACAACTAATGCTGGATTTGTGTTAAGATTTATCTGCCGGTTTTTAAAACCAAGCACAATTATAAAGATGTTTGCTCATAAATTGGCAAAATAAAGTAAGATTAAACTCACACTCGGAAATTGCTTGTTTTAAGGAATTTTTGACGTATTCAATTATCTAAAAAAAGTAAAGTAAATATATTACTATATACTAGATAATGGCTTAAATGGTCTTATTTTACGTTTTAGAGGCATATATGCAATCTTTTTTAAACCATTTTAAAAAATGAGAAAATACGATTTATTTAAATCAAAAATAGTTGATTTGATAGAGCAAAATCCATCAAATACAGAGATTGCAAAATTACTACTTCCAGATGCAAACTTTTACGAAATTGAATATTTGCGAAAATATATTGGGGTAATTAGAAGATGTGGATTAGAGTCGGTTGAAGATAGCAAAGAAAGCAAAGTAGTAAAATTAAAATCTGACAAAGGCAAAAAAAATATCAAACCATTTTTAGATGGTGATGAAAAAAACATTTTAGTGATTGGTGATTTACACGAACCATTTACTAAATCTGGTTATTTGGAATTTTGTAGAGAGCAACAACAAATCTATAATTGTGGTACTATAATTTTCATTGGTGATTTGATAGATAACCATTTTTCTAATTACCACGAAACAGACCCAGATGGTTATTCAGCTGGACACGAATTAGACCTAGCAATAGATAATATCCAAAATTGGTATTACACATTTCCAAAAGCCACAATCATTATTGGCAACCACGATAGATTGGTACACCGCAAAGCATATACTTCTGGAGTATCCAAAAGATGGATTAAAGATTATAGTGATGTACTAGAAACTCCAAATTGGAACTTTGTAGATAATATAAACTTGTTTGATATTCATTTTAACCACGGGGAGGGTGGAACTGCTAGAACTAGAGCAAAGAATGAACTAGAAAGCCAAGTCCAAGGACACCTACACACACAATTGTATTTAGAATATATTGTTGGAAATACTTATAAAATATTTGGAATGCAAGTTGGATGCGGAGTAGATAACAAAGCATACGCAATGGCATATGGTAAAAACTTTAAAAAACCGGCTATTGGTTGTGGAGTAATTTTAAATGAGGGTAAATTACCAATTGTTATTCCAATGGAATTATAATCCAATACATTTGATTTAAGATACTTTTTAGGCGATTTAAGAAACTTTTATATCAAAATGGTATTCTGTGTTATAAAACAACCTAAAATGCCTTTAAATCGTTTTAAAATCGTTTTGCTTTGTCTTTTTTTATTTAAGTAATTAATAATATATAATAATATAATATAATAATATATACTAAATAACTATATTTAATAATTAAGTAATTACTTATGAAACCAGATTTAAAATTAAAAAGTCCAAAAAAGATATCTAGAAGTTCAATTGTAAAAAAACTAGATAATGTTTTTAGTACTTACATCCGTAAAAGATATGCCATAGATGGCAAAGCAAGTTGTTTTACTTGTGATAAAATAGACGATTGGAATAAATTACAATGTGGTCATTTCCAAAGTAGAAAACATTATGCCACAAGATGGGATGAAACTAATTGCCAAGTTCAATGCGTTGGATGTAATGTGTACCGGTATGGTGAGCAATACAAATTCGGCATTCATCTAGACCAAGTTCACGGATTGGGAACTTCTGAAAAATTGTTACAAAAAGCTAGAACTGAATGTAAATTAAAAAACTATGAACTAGAAGAATTAATAGAAAAATATAAGCAAAAGAATTTGGATTTATAATTAATAAACCTATATTTGCTGAACAAGATTGAAAACATTTTTGTTTTAGTGAACAAAGGAAGAGTCCTTACCAGAAATGGTAGGGATTTTTTTTATCTATAAATATCTTATAAAAATTTTTTTGATAAAATGCTTTGATATTAAAAAAGTGTTTATATATTTGTCCAATATTAATCACTAAAAACAAAATTATGAGATTTATTAAGTATTTCTTTTCTTATCAAAAACCACAAATTAAAGCTGGTTTAATTATTGCATTTTATTTCGTTACAAGAATTTTATTTTAATCACTAAAAACAAAAAAAATGGAAGTATTAACATTAGAATTAAAAACTACTATTGAAGATTTATTATTAGTAAAATTAGAAAAAGATTTACTAATAGAACTTGACAATAAAATTTATACCAAGAATGATTTCTATATTGAAATTGATAGTTCAGAATATCGTTTTATAAATGCGGATGCAATTTGGTGGATTTATCAAGATGAGCTAGAGCAATTAATTAAAGATAGTTATCTGGGCGGTATAGAATTACCTTACTGGTTAGAAATTAATTGGGAGCAAACTTGTGAGAATGTTTTAAATGCAGATGGCTATGGGAATCATTTTTCTAGGTATGATGGTTCGGAGTTAGAATTTAATCTTAATGGTGAAAACTGGTATATCTTTAGAACTAATTAACTATGATAGATACTTATAACAATCCACCAGAAGAATTTGAAAACGAATGTGCATATTGCGGAGAGGCTTGCGAAAAAAGATATTGCAATAACGATTGCCGAAAAGCATACGAAAGCGATAACTAATGTACAACGATGATTTTCAAAAGTTATATGAGGAAATGATTTCCTTGGTAACTAAAGACCCAGAAATAACACAAATAGATGTTACATTTTTAATTAAACCAGTAACAACACAAAAAAAAATAGCTAGAATTAACATTAAAACTTTTAAAGATGAAAATAGAACTAATAACAAATATTGAGTTTGGCGGAATAGATTGGACAGATTATCCAGATATGTGCGATGTATATATTGAAAGTGCAGATTATGATGGTGTACCTATGGATGCAGACCAACTTGATGAGGTCAATAATGATAGTCAATTAATCCGTGAACTTTTTGAAAGAGAACAAGATGCATAACGAGGAACGCTGGGTGCTACTTGAAGATAATAGTACGGTAGTGCAAAATGGAATGACTTATGAATACGCTATGGGGTTTATGAATTTTATAGACAGTATATATCTAGGTCGTAAACAATATTCTATTAAATTTGATGAATACTACGAATACCACGAATTACCAAATAATAATTAATTAATTTAAATCACTAAAACAAAATGGGAAAAACAAGCAACGATGATTTAATCAACTATTTAACATCATCAATTGAAGCGTTAAGAATTGAAAATGCTAGACTACTAAATGAGAATGAGCGTCTAATAAATAACATAGAAGTTATAGATGCGCAAATTATTACGCACCAAAATAATATTGGCCAGTATTATAACTTTATGAACAATTTTAATAACCAACTTAAATCAACTCAAAATGACTAAAACAATTATGCAATTCAATGAAACAAGTTTAGCAGTTAAACTATCTTATATTCAGTCAGAATTTAAGGCAAACAAAAGCCGTTATAATTCATTCGGTAAATACCATTTCCGAAGTGCAGAAGATATTTTAGAAGCACTAAAACCATACAATGAAAAATACCAAGTTTATTTTACAATTAATGAAACACTGGTAAATGCTAATCCACCATTTATGCAATCGGCTGCTACGATATTCGATTGCAATTCAAAAGATATGATTACAGCTACTGCAATGGTAGGAGTTGATTTACAACAGAAAGGAATGCAAACACCACAAGCATTTGGATCTGCTAGTTCATATGGCAAAAAGTATGCATTAGGTAACTTACTTTTAATCGATGACACACTAGATGCAGATGGCACTAATACTCACGGCAAAGAAACAAAGCCAGAAGTAAAAGAAAAGCCGCATTTGATTATGGGAACAGATGCATTTGACAAAGCAGTAGATTATCTTGCTGGTGGCGGTGAGTTATCTCTAATCGAAAAAAAATATAAACTTACTGAACAAATTAAAAACCAACTTTTAAATAAATAACAAAATGGAATTACAAGGAGAAATTATTAAGATAGGAGAAACCGAAGTTGTAGGACAAAAGGGTTTCAAAAAAAGACAAGTAGTAATTAAAACAGATGCCCAATACCCGCAAACTATTCCGGTTGATTTTACCCAAGATAAATGTGGATTGCTAGACAAATTTCAATTAGGTAACTTTGTAAGTATAGGTATTAATATCCAAGGCAACGAATGGCAAGGTAAGTACTTTGCTAATATCCAAGGTTGGAAAATTAATTCAGCATTGCCAGAAAAAACCGCTGCATCACATATGCCAAATAGAACAGAATTAAATGGTAATATGGCAAATCAATTTAATGATTCACAAGTAGAAGATGATTTACCATTTTAATCATAGCAGTAGTAATAACCCAGTCATACTAAATTTTGGCTGGGTTGTTTTAAAATTTATTAAGATGGCATCAACAAAAGCCAGATTAATAACTTTAGATATAGAAGTATATGATGTTACAACGGATTTTAAGCAAGAAAAATATCATTTATATCACAAAGCATTACAGATAAAATTTTTAGGTCTTATATGGTCTAATTTGTTCACTTATTACAATATGCAATTAATCTTCACTAAAACACTAGATAATGTTAGTAAACTATCAAGACCAATTGAATGTGATTAAAAACATTCGCAATGGCAAATTAAAAGAGGGTTTAAAGCTCGACATACCAGAATTAGACGAATACATTCGTTTTAAGCCAAGCAATTTTAATATTATACTTGGACACGCAAACGTAGGTAAAACAACATCAATAGTATATTTGATGCTCACTTACTCTTTAAAGCACGGTAAAAAATGGTTAATATGCTCAACTGAAAACGATAGCTATTCTTTGATTAGAAAGCTGGTTGAATTTTTAGACGAAACTCCAATTAATTTGGTTTCAGATAGCAACTTCAAAACGCATACGGATTTTATAAATCAGCATTTTAAATTCGTAGACAATGCAGTTATGTACACCTATATAACAGCTATTGAAATGTTTGGGAAAGTCAAAAAAGAGTTTAACTTTGATGGTATATTATTAGACCCTTACAATAGTTTAGCAAAAGAGCCCGAAATGATGAAAAACCTTGGTGGCCACGAATACGATTATCAGGCCTGCACAGAGTTAAGAATGTTCTGCAAAGAAAACAAAGTTTCAATCTGGTTAAATACACACG